TTGAATGATGCCAAGTTGATAAAAGGTTACAATCAAGGTCTTGAAGTAACATCAAAAGGATTGGATGAAATCAGTCAGTTACAAACCGAAATTGTTGTCCGCTACAAATACTCTATCGCACCAGGAATCAGCGGTTCAATAATCATCCCCGGTTCTCGTGAGTTCTGCCGTCAAATCGTACAAAGCAATCGGGTGTATTCTCGTGCGGATATTGACGCAATGTCAGCACAAACGGGAATTGATGTTTGGTCAAGGCGTGGTGGATGGTATCACGACCCCGTGAGAGATGTGAATGTCCCACAATGCCGTCACATTTGGCAACAACAATTATTAAGGAGGATTAAATAATGACAAACTTTGTATATTTCATAAGCACCACTTATCTCAAGGACAACAGTCCGTTGAATGAGAATGTGGATGACAAGTTGCTGAAGTCAGCAATCAAAGAAGCTCAAGAGATTTATATCCGGGATGTCATCGGTTCAGGTATTTACAACGAGTTGCAGACACAAGCATTTGCAGGAACTCTGACCAACTTGAACACCACCCTTTTGGATTCATACATTGCACCTTGTTTGAAGTATTATACTTTGACCGAAGCGATGTTGCCAATGACATTCAAGCTGATGAACAAATCGGTTGCATCAAGAGAATCGGATAATGCTCGTGCAGTATCGGTTGAGGAGATGACCTTAATTGAAGGCAGATATCGTGACAAAGCGGAATACTATGCAAATAGGTTGCGTGATTATCTCCGCACAAACACAAATGATTATCCGTTATTCCTAAATCCCGGCAACACGATTGACACCATCAGACCGAAATCAACTGCATTCAGCGGAGGAATTTATTTACCACTACGATATGACGATTGTTTCTTCAACTATGACTTCCCCCACGAGGACAAATAAGTGGCAAAAAAACAACGAAGCCAAACTTCTCAAATTCCTAAAAAATGACATTAAACCAAATAATCAAAAAGATTCAGACCGCAGCCGAAAGCCATAAAATGGTCGGTCACTTTGGTGTTGGTCAGCAGTCGAATTTGACGGTTGAGAATGTCGAGTTCTATCCTTTGGTTTGGCTCTATCCAGATGGCTTCAATTTGCAGTCAACTGGAAAGTTGATGACATACAACTTTGCATTGATTGTGATGGATCGTGTGTTTGAATCTGAGAGCAACACAATTGAAGTTCTTTCGGATACCGCTCAGATTATGGCAGACATATTTGCATTGGTCGACAACAACAATCAAGCCGATGGTGACTTTGAATTGAGCATCAACGGAAACGCATCACCATTCTATGATTCAAAAACTGATATATTGGCTGGATATGCAATCAACTTCCAAGTTCTCACTCCTTATCTCAGCAATAGTTGCGTTGTACCTATTTAGTGTTGTGTGGGCGATGTTCAATTTTGAAGAACGCCCGAAGCCAAAAACACTATTGAAGGTAGAATTGCACGAAAGAATCGTTGAGAGAGAGAAAATCAAACGAAGCGTTCTAATCAAATATCTTAATCACTTGGATACAATCTATCTTGACACCTTCCAAAGTTCGTCACAAGGTCTGAAACAAGCAATTGAGATACATCGTACACTTGACACAACTCTATGACAACACTCAAACAAGAAATCGTCAAAAATTACATTCTTCAATTTCCTGAATTGCCGAATCGAACTTTGGCATCAATGATATTCACAAAGGAGGAGGGATTGTTTTCTAGTTTAGAAAGTGCAAGAACGGTGATCCGTTATTACAAAGGAGCGAATGGAGAGACAAGTGCAAAATGTGCAATGAATCAAAATCACATAGATAAGCCAACACATTCTTCCATCAAAGAAGGATTGGCAAAACTCAATATCCTCTCAAGAGCGGAGGATATGATTCCCGTTGTTTTGGGCGAAGGAAAGTATTTGATCCTTTCAGACATTCACCTTCCATTCCACGATGAAGAAGCGTTGACCGCTGCACTAAATTACGGGGCAAACAATGTTCCCGATTGTATCATCTTAAATGGTGACATTCTTGATTGTTATGATGTGAGCAGATTCTCAAAAGAAATTCGCAGACCAAAGATCTCGGAAGAATTGGAAATGGGCAGAAACTTCTTCAAGTATTTGAGGGAGTTATTCCCCACGCAACCGATTTACTACAAGATTGGAAACCACGAGGAAAGGATGAGGGCGTACATTCTTAGGAATGCTCGTGAATTGGCTGACTTGAACGATGTGAGTTTGGAATCTTTGTTGCATTTGCACACCTACAACATCATACCCGTCAATCGTGAAATGATCAAACTTGGAAAGTTGACGGTGTTGCACGGTCACGAACTTGGGGAATCAGTATTCTCACCAGTAAACCCGGCACGAGGATTCTTCTTGAAAGCAAAAGCATCAACAATTGTAGGTCACTATCACCAAGTATCGCATCACTCAGAAAACAATCTTCACGGAGAACAAGTTGGCGTTTGGTCAATGGGTTCACTTTGCAACTTGTCACCTGAATATCGTCCTTATGCCTACACAAAATGGTCGAATGGATTTGCCTATGTAACCGTAAACGAGGATTTATCGTTTCACGTTGACAACTTCAAAATCATCAACGGTCAAATTCTATAAGTTAAAAAAACGCAAACGGATATGATCTTAAAGGTTCAAATAGTTCACGAGCAAAAGAACGACAATTGGATGGGTTTGATTGAAGGAGAATCAGACATCGTTGAAATCGTTGAAGATGGTGCGATTGATTCTGCACAAATTGTTGGGGTGAGTGCTTATCACGAGTATTGCATCGTTTATATGCTCGGTGGTCACTCGTTTATACTGGAAGAAGAATATGATATATTTGTAAAGAGATGGATGCAGTCAACCCAAAACACTATAAGCAAGGATTAATTGAGTGCATTGATGCGATTGAATCAGCAACCACCAATAAAAAAGGAATCATCGCAGTTTGCACCGGGAACATAATCAAATACATTTGGAGGTGCGAAGATAAAAATGGGTTGGAAGATTTGTACAAAGCGAAATGGTATCTTGACAAGCTCATTGAAACCAAAGAAAAACAATCGCCCAAAAGTGCTACTTTGTAAAATGTGGTTCTTGTTGTTTCTCATCCCGTTGACCAGCAATGGACAAGTGTTGATTGATACTTGTGTAATCCAAGAAGCGAATCACTATTTGGTCAAGGGTGCGATTGCGAGAAGGCAAGTCACAATTCTTCGCAAAATTGTGACATCGGATTCCGTCATCATTGATCAGCAAGATTCTATCATTGGTAAGCAAAAGACAAACATCGGATATCTGAAGGATGACAATAATGCCCTTGTGAAGCGAAATAAAGCCATCTCACGCACTTTAATCAGTTACAAGATGCTGAGTGTGGTTCTAACTATTTTAAGCGTTGTGATGTGGCTCAAATAGATTTATCCAAATTGCCTGATGCACTTGATACTTATTTAGGTGACGCATCTCAAGGTTCACTCCTTCAGCAAATCATCGTTGATTGGTGGAACAAGAAGGTGATTCCACCGATTTGGGCGAATCTTGATGCCAATGGAACAAACGCATCATCCAAACTCCGACAATCTTTCATTCCTGGTACTATCACCAAGTCACCGACATCCATCAACACAATTTTGTTGGCTGAGGATTATTGGGAGTTCATCGAATATGGAAGGAAGCCAACACGAGGAGGACATATTGAAGGCACTCCGTACTTGTGGCAATCGTTAAAAGAGTGGATAAGACAAAAAGGATTGAAACCAAATGAAGGTCAAACATACGATTCACTTGCCAAAGCCATTGCCAAGAAGATTCACCGAAGCGGAACAAAGGCACAACCATTCTTGGAAAAGGCATTCACAGAGTCAATACAAATGGAATTGGTCAACGAGTTGAACGCTCGTTTCGGGGATTTGATATTCTCCGAAGACATAAAAATCTAATTAAAAGTAAATTTTATTTGCATTATTGAATTGTTTATTTTACTTTTGTGTCGTTATGGATTACGCAAAAGCAATTGAAACAATCAAACTGAAACGAAGACAAGGTCTTTTTCAGATTGTCGCACGGAAGACCGGAGTGTCACTTCCAACCGTTCGCAAGTATTTAGTCGATGGGAACATCGTTTCTCCAAAAGCAAAAGCGGTCATTGAGATTGCATTGAGGGAGGTCAACAATGATTGAGTTGGCAATCAACGGGTGGATTCTGACTGTGCAAGGTCGCATCTGCCAAGAGAAGTATGTCTACACAATTGAGGCGGTTGACAATTGGCTTATCGCAAACCACATTGAAGAACTTCAAGATTATGTGAACTCAACCACCAGCGGATTTGGTGATTGTTGTATCAAAGAATTTGACGGCATCAACTCGGAAGCATTCTTCAATGCTGAACCAACTAAATTTCAAGTCCTATTTATGATTGGGCAAAGAACTAACTTTTTCTAAAAACAAAACTCTATGAATAAAAGCGAATCAATTAAGAACATTGCTGGTGCATTGGTAAAATTCCAAGCATCGGTGAGCAAGGTCGGAAAGGAATCAAGCAATCCTTTCT